GTAATTTGTAAGGCACCATCATCTGAGAATGACATTTCACATTCGTTGGATTCAATCAGTTTCAAGATCTGTGTGACCTGTGCCACTGGCCATGCCCATGTCTTGTCCAACTTGCCTTTGATGCCTGTGGCAAATGTGAATTCACCAGCATGTGATGATGCATCACCAAATCTAAATTTAAGTGCATCTCCATCTGTTGACACAGTGAACACATTTTCTTCGGCATTGGCTTGTGCTTGGAAGTTCAATCTCTGCACATCTGGCATGGTTGGCTTGATGGTTACATGCCATGTCACGCCTCTGAACTGTACAGACTTTAATTTTTCGTTGACAATTTCTGCGTTCATGAAACGATAGTCATTTTTGAAATCTTTGGAATCATTTTCAAAGTGTAAGCCAACTGGCACAGTTTCGCCATTGCGTTCTTGTGTGTTGACTGTGATTTCTGCATTGTCTTTGTAGACAGGCAGTTTGAGTAGAATATCAAGTTTGCCCAAGTTAGGCATACCAAATGTTCCTGCGAATTCTGCCACAGGTGATTTGAGTTGTGATTTCACCACAACAGATCTGTCTTCTGCCATGGCATCGATGGTTGTGGATTTGTCATCGCCCACAATCTTCACCAAGTCAATGAAGCCAAGTGAATGTGTGTGTTTGACAACGTCTTGTAGTGTGTCTTTCATACTGTGTATCTCCTAACTGTTATTATAAGATTATTTAGAGCTAAAGTCAACGCACTTGTTCTATTTTTGTTGGCATTTTTTTCTGTGTGCTGAGTTCGCCTGGTTTTTTGATGTTGAAGAATGTGTACATGGAATCAACATGATAATATTCTTTCAATTCTAAACCTGTGAGTTGACACAAATCATCAACTATTTTTATTGTGCAGTATGTGATTTTTTTGCCCACAACAGATTTCCATTCTTGTTCACAATCAGCGTCTGTGATATGAATCATGCATTCGCCTCCTGGACGCAAAATTTTTTCAAAACTTGTAAAAAATTGTTTGATTTGTTCTATGCTTAGATAACAAAAATAATCAATGCTGGTGATGGTTCCGATTTGATTGTAAGGCACATGCTCGTTTGTAATATTGCCGACATGATCTAACGGCTTTGTTCTGAACATGCGTGGAGCAAAAGATGGAGTTTTATTGAGTGACTGTGATGCATGTTGCACAATGTCTGTAACAGACAATTTGTTTGACAGCACATACACCAATGTGCTTTTGAGATATTGCTCTAAGTAGTTTGCTGTTGAAGGAGCAATCACACACATTGGATATCTCCAATCACTTTGTTTTTCAGTCCAATCACGGATAAAATTTTGCACAGCAAATGAATGCACAGGATTGAGTTGTGTGAAAAACTTTTCATCAAAGCCATGCAGTGTTTGTGACTTGCCGATGTCATTGTTCAGCAGTTGCCACTGCTTGTCAGTGGCTTCTAATTCATGTTTAAGTTTTGTGACAGCATTAGACAGTTCTTGGGTGATTTCACTAAAATTTTCTTGTGTGGCAGATTCAATGGTTTGAATTGCTTGACGAAGTTGATGTCTTGATACCATTATCCAAATAATTTATCAAATGTGTTGTCTGCTTCTGAGGCGTGAAGATCCCAGTCTAACACACCAATTAGATTTTCAAGTTTTTTGTTGATGAGTGTGGATTCCATTTCATCATCTGCAAACGGCAGTTCTTTGAACCAATCAGGAATACGCAGTTCATCTGTTGGATATGCAATAGATGTGTATCCCATTGGGTTGTCACGCAGTTTGCACACAATACATTTTTGTCCATCAATGATGTCCATGGAATATCTGTCATTGTAAACTTTTTTCAGCGTGTTCCAATTGATGGCCGCTCTGACATGTCCCGGCATGTTGATCTTGCCTTTGCGTTTTTCACGAGAATGATACTCTGTGAGTTTGTTCACACGACGTGGTGATCCTTTTTCCCAACCAGGCATCTTTTTGAACTCTAAACGAAAGTCAGCAATGAAGTCCATGATTTCTTCTTCGCCAGCACCCATCAGCACTTTGTCCAGCACATCTGAGAGGAAGTCTTGTATGTATGCTGGCGTGTCTGAACGTTTCAGATCAAGTCCCATGGCTTTGATCTTGTCCACAGGTTCGCCTTCAAGGTCATAGATCTTCATGGCATATCTTTTCTTGGTGATGAACAGTCCTTTGGTGCCCACTGCTTCTCTGCCTGCCGCAATCAGTTTGCCATATGTAGATGGACAGTTGAATGCTTCCTGCATGTATTTGGGGAATGATTTGTTGACTTCTTGTGCCACAGAGTCATACAGTTGTGTGACATTTTCTTTGCTCCATGGAATATTGCCCGCATCAATTTCTGCTTTGAGAGGTTGATATGCTGAAAAATACACAGAGTCTGTGTCACCATATATCACTGCTTGACCTCTGTAGTCATATTCACCACAGATGATTTCATTGGTCTTGGCAGCCATGTGTTTGGTGATACATCTTCCTGTGAGTGTGGTTGATTGTCCAATACGAGTATCAAAAAATCTACACCCTGGATTCAGAATAGCACCATACAGTGAATTAAGATTAATCTTTTTGACCAACTGTCGTTTGTCCCAGAATGCTGTTTCTGTGGTATTGCCGGCATCAATGGCCTTCTTTTTTTTGGCTTGTAGTTCTTGTCTTTCAGCATACCAGCGTTCCAACAAGCCTGGAATCACTCCAGCAAATTCGTGTGTGAAGATTGTGCCATTGGCAGATAAGAACCATGGTTGATCTGAATTGAATATCAGTTCATACACTTCTGCGGCACTCAGTATGTTTGACTCGCCGTTCTCCCAATCAATGGTGATGCTTTGCGCTCTGTCTTTCCTCATCACTGCTTGATATTCAAATGATCCAAACTCGCCTTCCCATGCTCCGGCGAATGATTTTTTTCCAATGGTCATTCTTTCTTCAATTTCTTGTTCTGTGATGGTTGGTCTCAGTTGTCCTACAATAGTTTCAGGAGCCATGTTTAATGCTCTAATCACGGATGGATACAGTGAATTGATGTCAATGGATCCAATCCAGTCTTGTAGTCCTTTCTTGGGATATGCCACATAGGCACCAGCCGCAGGATCTGAACCGGGTTCACGTCTCACTCTGTCAGGCACAACCATGCCACGTCTGTGTGCTTCGTTGATGATGCCCTGTTCGGTCACTGCCACAGCACCCATGGTGGTTTGAATCAACACTGTGTTTTGATGTGCTAGTTCATTGCTGAGAGCAATAAATTTCAGTTTGTCATCTAGTCTGCCCAACAGTGCCACGTCTTGTCTGTTGTATTCAATGAACTTGACAAAATCCTTGTTGTACAATTGATCCAATGTGCCTTCGTATGGTGTCTTCTGTTCGCCAAGTTCCATCTTGGATATAAAATCCAAAGCATATGAGTGTCTTTCTTCATAGGTGTATTTTCTGTACAATTGCATGTAGTCTAGATGAACTCTGCCAATTATATCATAGGTGACTTCTTCGTTGCCAAATCTTTCAAACATTCTTTTTCTTGGCAGTGTGTTCCACAGACACAGTCGTCTTGTGTCATCTTTGCTCATCACCTTTTGAATTCTGTTCACTGTGTAGGGAATATCAAACCCTTCTGAGTTCCATCCGCTCAACACATCAGCATCTTCACACAGAGCAATGAACTTGTCCAGCATGTCTGCTTCTGATTCACACAGCATGGTATTTTCAAATTCTTGTTCAATGATCTCTGGGTTAGGGAAATCTTTGGGAGGTATGGCCAGTGATATCAACTGATCTAGCCACTGTAGATACACAGTGATAGATATGATTGGTGCCCAGGCATCTGCCGGCTTAGCATAACCTTTGTTGGGATCAAAGTCAACCTCAATATCAAAAAATGCTACTTGGAGTTCTGGAGCATCTTTGTTGAGGTAGTTCTCTTCCAAACAGCGGAAGATTGGATTGATGTCTGATTCATACAGTCTTTTGCCTGACTGCATGTGTACTTCTCTTTTGAATTCTTTGCCTGATTTGGTTGCTATTCTTGACACTGGCGCGCCATACACAGACTTGAATTTGCCTTTGGGGTCGTCATAGTACGCCACATAGCGAGCAGGATATTCTACATATCGCCTTTCGCCTTTGACTCGCTCAACCACAGATATTTTGTCTGTGTCTCGATCAAACAGTGCGTCTACGTAACTCATTAAGCTTTTTTTGCTATGGCGAGTATTTCTTCTAGTTCTTCAATGTCATGCTTTTCTGAATCTAGTGATGATTTGAATGCTACATTGATTGCTTTTGACAACAGTGCTGGTTTGATTTCTAATTCATCTGATACTGCTTTGACTGTGTCTCTCAAACCGTCTGAAAGGTCTTTGACTTCTTGTTTGACTTTCATACCACTTTCGATTACATATTTTACTTTTGCTTGTTCTTCTTGATTAAGTGTCTTCATGAGATCTCCTTGTTTGACTTATTATAGTACAATCTAAAAGTTTTGTCTACAAATTTATTTAGATTTTGGTTTTTTTGTTTTGTTGACTGTGTAATCAAAATATCTTCTGGCTGGTTGTTTTTGATTGAGTCTCAATCCCCTTGACCCTGGAGACTGTGGTTTTTTGATCTGTAATGGACTGTGAATTAATTCATTGAGTTTCATTGTAATATTTATTTTATCCAAGCACCCACTCTGCCATGTGCTTCTGGACAGTCCACATATTGATAGCCGTGGGGAGGAGTTGGATCTTGTCCATGCCACACAGGCACAAATTCTGTGTTGTTCCAATCAAAATCTGGATTTCTTCTCAGATGGACTTCTATGAGTTTGCCACCGATGAATTCACAGTTCATCCAGTGATATTTTTGGGAAATTGTATCTAATATTTTTGGCAAAGTAAT